CCCCAGTGACCAAGTCACTGAGGGGCTCATCTGCGGTTGGGTAATACCACTCGCCGCATTCCCCTCGCGAGAGGGGGTTGTGAAAGGAGTGTAAATATGCCACGCGCAAACCCTGAGTCTTCAGGACACGTTTCCGTGACGACGATAACTGGGCGAACAGGTGGAAGCTTTGGAAACTACGAGAACAAGGTGACTCATTACGTCGATTCAGCTGGGGTTTCCCAGTTTTATCGTACGTATAGTAGCACTTCGACTCCGAATTTCTTTAGCTCCGCTCGTTTCGCACCGTTGCCGTTTCACGGTTACGTTTCTGAAGTGACTCGCGTCACGAATGATAGAGGTTACACACATCGTGGTTTAAGCTACGATGGGTGGACCTATTACTCATCCGTGTCGAGTTGCGCATCGTTTTATTCTTTCACTCCACTCCAACTCGGCCTTGATTACAAAAGGATCGAGACGGAGAATAAGGCGATAATGCGACTGGGCCAAAAAGCCTCCGGCGTTCGCGTAAATCTCGCCCAGATGATGGGCGAGAGGAAGCAAACAGCGGAGTTACTTGCTAGCACAGCTAATCGCATCTATCAGTCTGCTCGCGCACTGCGACGAGGAGACCTTAGTGGCTTCACGCGGTCACTAAGCCTTTCGGGCACTGAGGCCCGCTCTGCGAAATCAGCATGGAAGAGAGTTGAGAAAACGCCACCTGACAAACGGATCGCCAGCCATTGGCTGGAGTTCGTTTACGGGTGGCGCCCCCTGCTCTCCGACGTGTTCGATTCTGCAGAGTTTATGGCACAACAGGCTGCAAAGTCCGCTGACAGGGTAAATGGCACGATCACGGCTTCTGCTCGTGGTTTTGTCAAATACTCTGGAAGTGAGATGAATAGCCTGATGGGTCATACTAACACTTGGGGGGGTTACGAGTCCGAATATAAGGTGCGATATACTGCACAGTATAGGTTGGAATCTCAAGCCCGCCAATTGTTAGCTCAGACGGGAATCACAAACCCGATGCTCCTAGCGTGGGAGCTCTTGCCCTACTCCTTCGTGGTTGACTGGTTCGTCCCGGTGGGGACTTACCTCGAGAGCCTAACGGCTTTCGATGGCTTCGATCTGGTAACAGACCGAAGCTTTGTTAATACGAAGCTGAAGGTGGTGTACACGCTCAACTACAACGCTTCAGGAGCCGAGGCGGGGAGACCCTGGTCTACGAGCGGTGGGTGTTCGAAGGAATCGTTTCGATTCTCTCGTGGCGCCCTCCAGTTCTGGCCAAGTTACACCTTGAAGACCAAAAGTCCGATAGGTGGTGCTCCCCTTGAACGTTTCCTGACGGCTGCGTCGCTAATGCGCGTACTTTTCCGTTGACCCTCAACTTTAATTGGAGTCTTCTCCTATGTCAGCACAATCAACCATTGTCCTAAATGATGGACAAACGACCCCGGTAGCGAAGTCCTTCCTCCCGCGCGGTGCGGAACTCCGCCTCGCGCATTGGAAAGAGACTTCTGGGGGCATCTCGATCGGCATGCCGATGATCACTCTCTCGAACAAGGAGACGGCCGGTTCCGGCGGTGTGAGCCGCACGGAAGCCCGGATCCTTCTCCCCATCCTTGAGACGATCAGCGGTGACGCCGGTGGGTATACCCCCAGTCCCAAAGTGGCTTATGCGATGTTTTTCAAGGGCGAATTCGTTTGCCCTGCGAGAAGCACGCTTGCCAACCGGAAGGACATCCTCGCGTTCGCCAAGAATCTCTTGGCGCATGCGGTGATGTCGGAAGCGGTCGTCGACCTGAACTACCCGTACTAACGCTAAGGAGAACTGCGATGCAAAATCGTGGATCTACCCTTGGCGCCGGAACGCTCAGTAATGCTACATTATCCGTGCAACTACGTAAGCGTGCCAACCCTGGCACCGGGGCGTGGTCGACTCTTGGCAATGATCTTTCGATCATTGCTGTAGGCGGCCGCGACGCTGGTGTCAGGTGGGACGATATCGTAGACACGGTAGTGCAGCATGTACTGGATACGACAACGGCCTCCGATTGGTCCCCCAAAAGCGAGACCCGAGAAAATGCCTTACGGGCAGCTCTCGAGCATCGTCGCGGGGAATTCATTGGTGGGACGAGTCACATCCTGTACCTGACGTTCGACGGGCAGTTCGGCGAAGTGTCTGCGACGTAGCGCGGGAGCATACAATATGCAACCGCGTGCAGTCACTGCCGGCAACCGATACGGAGACTTTTGCGTCACTCGTGAGAAATCACGAAGGATGCTTTTGTCAATGTTTCGGAAGCTCTGTATTCACTCCGGTACGCCCTTAGCTCTTCACTGTCTTTACGTGTTGGAGTCTGGGCAATATGAGGAGTTGACGACTCTTCATTTTGAACCATTCTTTTATACGTGGAGCAGCAGAGATGAGGATTTTGATCTCGACTATCAAATCGCGTCTTTCTTTAAATCTTACCCGGGTTTCGGCCTGGCGACAGATCGGAGAGAGAAAGCGATCCAGAAGTGGATCGGTACCGAAGATTCCTGTAGACGAGTCAACAACTACTTTAGGGCCAGATGGGCGGGCCGAGCAAAACTCGGAACCAACCACGTCGAGGAGATTTACCATCTCGCACGGCGTAAAATTTCTAGCATCCTTGGTAGCGTTGAAGACTCTGATCTGGATCTTCTTAGGAGTGAGTGTAGACACGGACCTGGAGGCGATCTTGCGTTACCTAAGCGTCAAGCTTCAGGTTACAACAAGTTCAAGTCAAGAGGTCAAATTACTGGGACCTGTGCTGGTCTTTTCGAAGACATCTTCGGTAACGTAGGTGTCGATGAGTTTGGGGATGATATCCCAGATTCGCGATTAGACCTGGCCCACAAAGCTGATATTGTGGACCATAGCAGGTTAACCTCTGTACCAAAAACTTCGCAGATTGACCGGGCCATTGATATTCAGCCTCGCTGGAATTGCTTCCTGCAGCTTGGTATTGGTGGCCTGTTAAATCAACGACTCCGACGTCACGGGATCGATCTTCAAGATCAAACCCGTAATCAAGAGTCGGCAAAGCGTGCCTACGTAGATGGTCTTGCGACCATCGACCTGAGTTCAGCATCCGACAGCTTGTCTAAGCTTTTAGTAGCCGACTTGCTGCAGTTCGCTGATCCTTTGTGGTGGGACCTTATCAACCTGTCACGTTGCCAGTATGTTAAACATGCTGGAAAACAGATCAGGCTAGAAAAGATCTCATCAATGGGCAATGGGTACACCTTCCCTTTGGAGTCGCTTGTATTCTACGCCTTCTCGTGGGCGTGTACGAAGTATCTCGGCCTTGATCGGCGAGAAATTCGTGTATACGGCGACGACATCATCGTCCCGAGAGCAGCTGCATCGCAGCTCATCGAGGTTCTGGAGTTCTTCGGCTTCTCGGTTAACACCAAGAAGACGTTCACTTCAGGAGACTTCTTTGAGTCATGCGGTTGCGATTACTTTCGGGGAAGGGAAGTTCGTCCGTTCTTCGTAAAGGAGGACGTTACCTGCCTTCTCGACTTGTATGAACTGCACAATAAAGTCGTTGAGTGGGCAAGAAGGTCTTGTATCTTCTTTCTTTCCCAGCGGCTTGAACTGTGCCAGCGCGTATTAGTCGAGATCCCTAAGTCGTTAAGACTATGGGGGCCTACCACTATCGGGGGATGCTTACATAGCTCCTTTGACGTGTGGGGTAGTTTTGCCCGTCGCATTAGCGGTGAGCGAAACACCTTGGGTTGGGAGGGATTCGAGATCCGATGTCTCAAGCAAAGGCCAGTGAAATTCATTGGCAATAGCTATATAGCACATCTGTACTCGAAGCTCTCAGGTATCACTGACACTCGGAACTGGGTGGTAAACCCAGGTTCGTGTGGAGTGGACGAAGTGAAG